GGAAGAAATGAAGGCTGATAGATGTTATATTATGGAATTTCATAATGGAGACCTTTATTTTTCAGGAAGGGGTCAGCAAAAATTTAGCTGTACTCATGAAGTTGTAGAAGAGGGCGTTAGCGCTGAATGCGAGTTTTCTCAAAACCATAGAGTGTCAAATTATCATCATTATATTCACGAAATGATAAATCAGGGCAACTATTTCTTTAAAGATGTTGAAGATGTAAGCGATAGAACTTTTTATCAAATGATACATAAAAAAGGAATACAAAGCATATATAACGTACCGATCAAAACTTTAAATGGTAAAATAGTTGGAATACTTGGTGTTGATTATGTTAAAAATAAAATGCCGGAAATAGAAGGTATAGATAATACTCATTCATTCATGAAAAGACAAGCTAGAACCATATCTGGATATTTATTGTAATCAATAGAATTATTCAGTGCATAAATATATTATATATATATGATAACCGAGTTTTGTATGCATTGCGGGGCCAAGTTTCAATATTCATTGAAAAAGCCTAATTTTTGTTCTTCCTGCGGATCCTCATTGGGGGAAAAGTCGGAAGCAAGTGTTTCTGAAGTCATTGAAGAAAAAGAAGAAATCAAAAATAACGGGCTGCCTAATTTAACCAAATTAGAGTACTCAATTAATAGAAGCAGCTATCGTCAAACATTTGGGGATTTGGTATCGGAAGCTTCTCAAAGTCAATCTTCCGAATATGAAAAAATGCCTAGTAGGCCAAAACCTGAATATGACCCAAATGAAGATATGATTCAGTCCACCATGCAACAGTGTCGCTCAAAACGAGAACCTGAAGATATTGGTGGGCAAGAAAACTAAAGTTACATACGAAAAATCCTATTGCATTATAGAAGAAGAGCTCAATAAAAGACGAGGAAAATGGTTTTTGACTTCCTTGGCTTGGATTGACTTTGATGATGTAAAGCAAATTATTTCAGCCCACATTTACAAGAAGTGGGATCAATGGGATCAGAATAGGCCGCTGAGACCTTGGTTGAATCGTATTATTTCGAATCAGCTAAAAAATATTCTGCGTAATTATTATAGTAATTATGCTAAACCCTGTTTGAATTGTCCCTTTAATCAAAGTGGAATTACAGAGGAAAATGAAGCGGGGCTTTGTGGATTTACCGAAAGCAAAATGCAATGCAATGAATGTCCATTATACGAAAAATGGGAAAAAACGAAAAAATCCGCTTATGATATAAAAATGGCGGTTACAATTGAAAATCATGCTCATGAAATAAAATGCAGTTCTGGTACTTCTTTTGAGATGGAAGATGCTCAAAAAAGACTCCATGAAGAAATGAGAAAAATATTGAGCGAAAAAAACTTTCAAATCTATACAATGCTTTTCATAAAAAACATGACCGACGAAGAAGTGGCCGCGAAACTAGGTTACAAAACAACAGAAACTGGTCGAAAAGCGGGATATAAACAAATCAAAAACTTAAAAAAACAATTCAAGGCAAAAGCAGAAAAACTTCTTAAAACAAAGGATATTTTTTATGGAAAAGATTGAATTAACCGAAGAGCAAAAAGAATTTATAGACAAAAACTATAAAAAAATCTCAAACCTTAATGAATTGACCTGTACTGTTTTTATGGGTGAAGATTTGGATGGTCGAACAAAAGAAGGCCGAGCTGTTCGAGCCTACATGGCTAAAAAAGATTATAAATACAATACGACCAGAAAAGCAAAAGTTCCGCCGGTTAATTTGACTCAATCACATAAAGAATTTATTCTTGCTCAAGCTGATGGAACAATGAAAGCTTTTGATATTGCCAAGCTTTTATTTCCAGAAAAAGAACTTACTCCTTTGAGTCAAGAAACTCGTGCAATTACCGATTTCCTCAAGAATCACAAACCCGAAAGTCTTAACCCGAAAGATTCGGCGGTTGGAGAAAAATACAAACCTACTGATTCATTTAGTAAAATAGTTGAACTTGTAAACAAAGTCACAAATCAAAACCTAGAAGAAGATAGAATGCAAATGACAATCAAAAAGGGTCTAGAAGCATTAATTAGATTTCTTAAATCTCCTAGATTGATACAAACAATAGGAAATTATACTGACAAAGAAGACCGTGAACTTTTTGAAGCCGAATTCATTAGAGCAACGTGGGATAAGCCCGATTTAACATCTGATGAACTCAATCTTTATATTAACGTATGTATTGATTATATTAATTTAAAAAACATACAAAAAGCAGTTGATAAACTTAATCATATGTTTGAACAGTGCGAAGACCAACAAGACATGACTGTTAGGCTTGCTGAACTTCTAAAAACAAAAAGTGAAGAATACAATCAATGTGAAAAACGAATGGAGAGCTTGATTACTCGACTAAATGGTGATCGAGCAAAGCGCGTTCAAAATAAACAAAGCGCAAATGCGTCAATATTAAATTTAGTACAATTATTCCAAGAAGAAGAAGAAAGAAAAGTAATGATAAAAATCGCAGAGATGCAAAAAGCCATGGTCTTGGAAGAAGCCGGTAATTTTGAATCAATGCCTGATTGGAAAGCTCGAGTTCTAGGCTTAAGAAAAAATGACATCGCCTGATAAGATCATTTGTGCAGAATGCGGCAAAGAGTTTAAATCTGATTCCGCTTTACATAAACATATAAAAATGCATAATTTAACCGTACCTGAATATTATACTAAACATTACCCGAGAAGGAACGCATTGACCCAAGAATTGCTACCCTTCAAGAATAAGTTTGATTATTTTAACAAAGACTTCTCTACAAGAGCGCAAATGATAAAATGGTGCAATCAATCCAATGAGAAAGAACTAGTAAAAGAATATATACTAAAACAATTAAGATTAAGAGTAGAAAAGCATAAATTAAAATATGCACCTAACCATTTAGAAATAGAAATCAATAAATTACCGCCTATAGATGTATATAAAGATAATTTTGGCGGTTATGGACAAGCCTGTAAAGAGCTTGGCCTTGAACCAATATATAATAAAGGAATAAATAAAAACCTTCTTAAAGAAGACCCTAATGTCAAAGAAATAGAAATACACATTGACACTCGCGAGCAAAAGCCTCTCTTTTTTAAAAACTCGCGAAGCAATAAATTGGACTTTGGAGACTATACAATGGGAGGCAGCAATTATTCCTATACTTATGTCGATAGAAAGAGCGAAAGCGATTTTAAGGGCACTATGGGCGTCGGATTCAAGCGTTTTACCAACGAGCTCCAACGAGCAAAAGATTTTAATGCTTATTTATATGTAGTAATAGAAAAAAGCCTACCCCAAATCATCAAGAACAATGCTTATTTAAAAAAGTATAAAATGAAGGGCGCTTCGAATATGGATTATATATTACATAACATGAGAGTGCTTACTCATCAATTTAAAGGGTATTGTCAGTTTGTTTTTACTGATAGCCGCCAAAGTTCCGAATTATTAATTCCTAATTTATTATATTATGGAAAAGAATTATGGAATGTAGATATACAATATTTATTAGATCACTATGACTTGGACTAACGGAAAACAACAAGACAGAAACAAGTATTCTTCTGATATAAATGCAGAGATACTTGCTAAAAAAGGTTTTTTAGAAGAGCGAGAAGCGAAAATACTTTTATATAAATTTTTGCGAGCTAATACTACTTTTGCAGTTGATATGCTTAGTGGAATAAAATTATTTCCATTTCAGCATATGGCTGTTAAGGCTATGCTTGAATCAGATTATTTCATGGGAGTATGGTCTCGTGGTATGTCTAAATCATTTACCACGGGAGTATTTGCTTTTCTTGATGCCATATTAAACCAAGGTGTTGAGATTGGCATTGTATCCAAATCTTTCCGTCAGGCAAAAATGATATTTAAAAAAATAGAAGATATTTTAAATAAGCCTGAAGCCGCAATGTTAGCGCAATGCGTAACAAGAAAATCTAAAGCGAATGATCAATGGACGCTCGAAATTGGCGAAAGCAAGATTCACGCATTACCTCTTGGTGATGGTGAGAAACTTCGTGGTTTCAGGTTTCATAGAATTATCATCGATGAGTTTCTTCTTATGCCAGAAAGGATTTATAACGAAGTTATCGTTCCATTCCTTTCTGTTGTTGAAAACCCGACTGAACGAGAGGATTTATACAACCTCGAAACGCAAATGATTAAAGAAGGCAAAATGAAGGAAGAAGACAGGCATGTCTGGCCGAACAATAAATTGATTATGCTTTCTTCTGCCTCTTATAAGTTTGAGTACATGTATAAATTATATCAAAAATTTGAATCATTAATAAATGGGGAAATCGTTGAAGATGGCACAGCTCATCGCACGATTATGCATTTTAGTTATGATTGCGCCCCAAAACAATTATATGATCAAAATTTGATTAATCAAGCTAAAGCAAGTATGAGCCAAAGTCAGTTTGACCGAGAGTTTGGGGCGGTTTTTACTGACGACAGTTCTGGTTACTTTAAAATCTCAAAGATGGCTGCTTGTACCGTGCCTGATGGGCAAAGCCCGTGTGTCGAAGTGGCTGGAGAACCTTCGGACAAATACTTGTTGTCATTTGACCCCAGTTGGGCAGAGAGCGAAAGCTCTGACGATTTCGCAATACAAGTCTTTAAACTTAATGACGAAAATCGTACTGGTACGCTAGTTCATAATTACGCCATGTCTGGAGCTAGACTCAAGGATCATATATTTTATTTGCATTATTTGCTGAATAACTTTAATATTGTTGCTATTGTAGGCGACTACAATGGCGGCGTTCAATTTTTGAACGCTTGCAATGAGAGTAGCCTTTTTAAGCAAAATAATCTAAATATAAAAACTATTGGTTCAGATCTTGATAATTTAGAAAATTATCAGCAGGCATTGCGAGATGCTAAGTTAGAATATAATTTAGACAGTAAGAAAATTTGTATATTGCGCAAGCCAACTTCCCAATGGATTAGAATTGCTAATGAATTATTACAAGCAAACTTCGATCATAAAAGAATATTTTTCGGAGCCCGTGCTGTTAATGATGATTATCAAAAACAGAGAAGCAAAAAAATCCCGATAGAAGAATTGAAGTTTTTAAGAAACGCAGAAGACGAAAAGCAAAGCGCTCAAGCAAAAATGATTGACTTTGTAGAGTATCAAGTAGATCTCATGGAAAAGACTAAAGCCGAATGCGCCTTAATACAGATCAAGACTTCTGCTCAAGGCACTCAAAGTTTTGACTTGCCAGATAATTTAAAAAGACAAACTGGCCCAGAGAAAGCTAGAAAAGACTCCTATTCCGCGTTAGTCCTTGGTAACTGGATGATAAAGATTTACTACGACATGATGAATGTTGAAGAAAGTAATGTTCAGGCAACTTTTACTCCAATGTTTGTTGCATAAGTCAAAAGTTGACTTTTAACTTTTGTTGGACTTTTGATAGACTTTTGTGTATCATAGAGTATGTCCAAAAGAAAATATACCAAAAAGTCGGATTACTGGGATAAATTTAAATCAAAAGATCTCAACGAATTAATTTCAGAAACAAAAGGTTCTGAGCCAGAATGGACGCCGACTTTAGCAGGAGATGCATATTATACACAAAGCATCAAAGCTAGCTACGAAAGAACTGGACAAAGCAAATCTGGAGCGGTATCAAGAACAAACAGTAGATACAATAATGCTGCTAGCGCAAGAAAGCCGTTTAAATATGCAAACATAAGAGAAGGTAACCTACCTTATCATTATGCGAAATCTGGATGTGATATCAGGGACGCTATTATGCTTTGTCAGAAAGCTTATGCTAATATCCCTATTTTCAGGAATGTTATTGACATCATGTCGGAATTCGCAAATACCGATCTTCATCTGGAGGGCGGCACTGAGAAGTCGAGAAATTTTATCGACAAATGGATGCAGAAAATTAAAGTATGGTCTGTAAAAGATCAATACTTTAGGGAATATTATAGAAGCGGTAATGTATTCATGTATAGACTGGATACTAAATTCACTGATGATGACTTTAGTAGAATGTCAACTATTTATGGATCTGAATTTATAAAACCGGGTCAGATTCCGATTCGTTATATTCTTCTTAACCCTTATGATATTGCTACTGTTAAGTCTTCTAGCTTTAACGGTCAAGTTTATCGAAAAGTGCTTTCGGAGTTTGAGCTTGAAAGGTTAAAGGATCCCAAAACGGAATATGACAAAGAAGTCTTACAAGGTCTTGATCCAAAAGATCAAGAAGCTATCAAAAAAGGGCAATACGGTAGAGATGGAATTTTTATTCAATTAGATCCTGACAAATTAATATACTCTTTCTATAAAAAACAGGATTATGAACCATTTGCTATTCCATTCGGTTATCCTGTATTAGACGATCTCAACTGGAAGCTTGAACTTAAAAAAGTAGACCAAGCTGTTACTCGTACTATTGAAAATGTTATTCTTTTGATCACGATGGGGAATACCCCTGACAAGGGCGGCATTAACCCCCATAATTTGCAAGCCATGCAATCTCTTTTTTCCAATGAAAGTATTGGTAGAGTTTTGGTTAGTGATTATACGACTAAAGCGGAATTTGTTATTCCAGATCTAAATAGAGTTCTTGGGCCAGAAAAATATCAAATTGTAGATCAAGATATCAAAGAAGCATTGCAAAATGTCGTAGTAGGAAGCGAAAGATATAGCAATACCCAAGTCAAAGCTCAAATATTTCTTGAGAGATTAAAAGAAGCTCGAAATACTTTTATTAATGATTTTCTTCAGCCACAAATAAAACTTGTATGCCAAAATTTAGGTTTCAGGAAATACCCAACCGTAAGATTCCAAGAAATCGATCTTAAGGACGAAGTTCAGCTTCAGAGAGTCACGACTCGATTGATGGAGCTTGGCATCCTTACTCCAGAACAAGGGATTCAAACTATTAAAACTGGTATTTATCCAGAACAAAGAGAAGTTGGATCTGGACAAGAAGAATATCTACAAGACAGACAAAAAGGTCTTTACTCTCCTTTAGTTGGGGGTCAACCATTACCATTAAGCGAAGAAGAAAAAGAGGAACAAATGGAAATGGAACAAATGAAAATGGATCACCAACAAAAAGTTCAGGAAAGTATAAACAACAACCCTAACAATCAAAATGATCAAAGCCCGAATAAAAACACGCCTCAACAACAAGGGCGTCCAGCAGGAACAGTAAAACAAGATAACGTTTCTGTTGCGGATAGAAAAAGTATTCAGGAAACCATATATCAAACTGAACAGCTTTTTTCTTTCGCTCAAAAGCAAATGAGGAAAATCAATAATATCAAAAGGCTTTCAAAAGAGAAAAAATCTCTGCTTGATGAATTATGTAAGAGTGTTATAATTTCTTCAGAAAAAGATCAATGGGAAGAAAATATAAAAGCTTGTATTGAAGATTTTGAGAACATAAGTAAGCTATCTACTTTGCCCGGTATTTCAGAGGCTGCGCATGAAAATGATATGGAACTTTATCCTTCTGCTTTGTATTATCACAGCCAAAAGAAAGAAGAAGATTCTCAAAACTAAAAATTTTGTGTATTAATTCTTACAACTTTAAATATAATTATGGAATTAGATTTCTCTAAAAATATCAACGACGCTTCAGGCCTAAAAGGTTTGCTTGCCGCAGAAACTGCAAAGAACGAAGTAAATTTATTGCCAGACTCTGAATTCGCTTATATTGAAGAAGGTGGTAACGCCGATTCTTTTAACAGAACGGTCCCTTTGACCTTGCGTCATTTCCCGATGGCAAATGAAGCTCAAATTAATTCTTCTCTTGAATCGCTGGCTTCTTCTAATCTGAACCAAGAGTTGAAAAACGAAATCTTTGAGAAGATCGAATCCAAAGCAAAAAAATTGAAAGTAGAAATTGCTGAATCTGCTATGCCTCCTTGGCTTAAAGACAAAAAGGACGAAAAAAAGTCTGAAAAGAATGGCGATAAGAAAGACGGCGACAAGAAAGACGGCGACAAGAAAGACGGCGACAAGAAAGACGGCGACAAAAAGGAGGAAGAGCCTAAAGAAAAATCTGATGCCATGAAAATGGAAGAAGACGATGCCATGATGAAAAAAATGTATTCTCGCATGGACGAAATCGAAAAAGCTCGAAAAGACATGGATAAAGAATACGCCATGATCAAAGATAAGCTCGGAGCCATGATGAAAAAAGTTAAGGCTAGCTCGAGCGAAGATGAGTGATCAATTAGATATTGATTCAATTCGCTACGGCGAAGTAAACAAAAGTTTAAAAGAAAAAGCGGCGGAGAAATCCCCGCTTCTTTCTTTGGGGGACATTGAATATAAACCCTTTAATTCTAATAGCAGCAAAGAAACTGCTGCAGAACTTTCTTATATTCGTAAAATACAAAACTCTGAACATGATTGGTATCAGGGAGATTATAAAAGAAAACTAGACGAAGATTTTGTAGAAATATTTTTTGATTACGCTAGAGAAAATAATCTTATATTTGACAAAGAATATATTCTTAAAACAATTAGTCAAGTAGATTCTATTATTTTAGGATTAAAACTTTTATATAATAGACCAAGGCCTTATCAAATTAATAAATATCATAATATAGATATTGAAATAAATGATACTGAAACAGCGCAAACTCCTTCGTATCCAAGCGGACATGCTTTACAGGGGCGACTTGCGTATAGAATGCTAGCTAGCATTCATCCTGAGCATGAAGAACAATTAAAGAATATTAGCGACCAAATTAGTATGGCAAGAATTATTAGAGGAGTTCATTTTCCAAGCGATAATGAATTTTCTAATTTAATTGTTGATAAATATATTATGCCTAAACTATCAAAAACAGTGTACTTGCCTAAGAAGGAATATAAAAAACAAATGAATGCCAAATTTCAATATAAAATAAATTTCCAAAACCAAATACAAGCTTCTTGTTTTGATGGGACTTGTAAAAGATTCCAAATCAGTCAAGCGTCTTTGGAAAATCTTAAACCTCTTATTCCTGCAGAAGTTGATTTAGAAAAGAACATTGACTTGCTAGGGGTAGCATTTAATGCCGCTGTAGTTAATAAATTTAACAAAAATGGAGATGGAATAGATACTGAAACAGCATTAGCTGTAAATGATTACTTCATTCATAAGCCCACCAATATTGAGCATAATAAACAAAAAGTAGTTGGTCATATAGTTAGTTCATCTTTTAGTGATATTAATACTAATGAAATACTTGCAGCCGAATCTTTGAGAGACGAGAGTTCTCCTTTTAATATTGCATTAGGCGCATTGGTTTATAAAATCGTAAACCCTGAGTTTGCGAGAATGCTCGAACAAACTGACGAAGGAGAGAATTTTCATAATCAAATTTCTGCTAGTTGGGAGATTGGATTTAATGATTTTTATATTGCAGTTGGAAGCAATGATTTAAAAGAAGCTGAGATAGTAACTGAAAAATCACAAATAAAAGAATTGCAAAAATATCTTAAGGCTTACGATGGTGAAGGAAAAATGGACGATGGAACTATTGTCAATCGTCTCGTAGTCGGTGATGTTTATCCACTTGGGATTGGATTCACTGCTAATCCTGCTGCTGACGTAGAGGGTGTTATTGTTGAAAATGAAAAAACACTTAATATAAAAAAGGATGCTGCTCAAGCAGAAGTATTTCATGTAAAAAACAAGGAAAATTACAAAAAAGAACATTATAATGAAAAAAAATGTTCCCTTTTAAACAAAAACTCTGTAAAACAAGCAAATAAACTAACTATGGATACTCAAGATCTACTTAAACAAATCGAAGGCATGCTTTCTGAGAAAATTGGCGACAGCCAACAATTCGAAGAAGCCGTAGCCAGCGTTTCCAAGGTTATGATGGAAGCAATCAAGCAAAAAGATTCCGAGTGGCAAGAAGAAAAAGCCGCAAAGGAACAAGCCATTGCCGAAGCTGCAAAAGCTCAAGAAGCTCTTGCTGCCGAAGTGACCGAGCTGAAAGAAAAGCTTGAAACCTCTGAATCTCAATGGAATGAATTGGCCGAAGAAAAGCGTCTTCGCGAAGCTAAGGATCTCTTTAACTCTCGTATGGCTGCCATTACGGAAGCTTTTGAATTGAGCGAAGAAGATCTTAAAATTGTTGCTTCCGAAGTCTCTGAACTCGAAGGTGCTGAAGAAGCATTCGCTAGCTATCAAGAAAAGTTGACCGTCATGTGGAATCACAAGACCAAGGCTTACATCGAAGAGCAAGAAAAAGCTTTTAATGAAAAGCTTGAAGCTGCACTTCAAAAGCGAATCGAAGAACTTTCGACCAGCGAAGCTTCCTCTAAGGAAGAAACTCAAGAAGAAACCTCCGAAGAATCGGAAGAAGAAGTTGAAGAAATTTTGGAATCAGTAGAAGAGGAATCTTCTGCTAGTATTGCAAATAACAACGAAGAAGCTTCTGCCGAAGAGGTCTCCTTGCGTCAAAAATTTAACCAAGCTTTCTCTAAAGAAAACATCAAAATTAATTATTAATCATGGCTATTAGATTACTACCATTCCGTCAGTACGCTGAAGAAGACGTTGTAAATCTGTTCGCAAGCACTGAAGCTAACGATAAAGTTAGCGACAGCAGCGACGGAGATGCAGGCGTTTTTGTTAAAGTTAGTACTGGGGGCGGGGATTTTGGTAAAGATCCAGTCGGATATGAGACCAACTCTTACCTTGGTAAGACGGACTATCCGTTTATTGGACGCAACCAATATCCAGTTGTCCCGCTTAAAGTCGAAGCAGCTAGTTCTGGCGATGCATGCGTCGGTGTCACTTTGCTTCAGACCGCTCAAAAAGACGAAAACGACGAAAAACTTCTTTACTATCCACAAAAGAAGCTTGAAACGCAATCCGTTTTGACCGGTGAAGCTGTACCTATTCTTGGTAAGGGTATTATTACTCTTGACAAGGATTTGGCAATTGATGGAGACGTTGATCCCGGACATTACCTTCAACTTTCAGCCGCTAATGCTGGTAAAGTTACTGGTGTTGCTAGTGTTGCTCCATGGACCATTGGGCAAGTTCTTGCTACTGGACAGCGCGTAAATCGTGGTGTTTCTAGCGATCAGTTTGCTGGCGCTTCTGTTGGAACTGGAGCTGCAAGCACCACTGGTACATACGCCGTTGTTCGTATTAACTGCTAACTTTTAGGAACTTAAGAAAATGAATATTACTCTTAAACGTACCGAAGAACAAGTCGAGCTTGTAAAAGCTATGGCTTCTCGCAATCGTGACGTAGCTTATGAAGCTCAAGCCGCTTTGGCCGAGTTCATGAGCCCCGTTCTTGCTGAAGTAGTTAATCAAGCTCCTACGCTGAGCAACATGTTCAGCTCGTTCTCGTTTAACGCAGACAGTAACCCAAGTCTTCCGCTTGATCTCTATTACGACATCAACGCTGATGATTACATCAAGGTTTACAGCACCACGGTTCCCGGCGGTCTTCCCACCAACCAAGTGCTTCCGACTGCTAGCGAAATGAAGTTCACGACTTATCGCCTTGATAGCGCGATTAGCTTTGATCGTCGTTATGCTGCTCAGTCTCGCCTTGACGTTGTTGGAAAATCCTTTACTAGGATCGCTCAAGAAGTCTTGCTTAAGCAAGAGTCTACTTCTGCTAACTTGGTTCTTGGTTCTTTGGCTGATGCCGAAACCAATGCTAAGGCTCATGTTAAGGAGCAGGTTAATAGTAGCGTTGGATTTACCCTTGCTGATTTCAATTCTCTTATCACGCTTGCCAAGCGTATCAATACGGCTTGGACCGGTGGTACGCCTGAGGGAGCTATCAAGGGAGTTACGGACCTTCTTATTTCTCCTGAAGTTATGGAAGATCTCCGCGCAATGGCTTACAATCCTGTTAACACCAAGTCTAATAATACTGCTGCTAACAATGATATCGCTGCTCCTGAAACCTATCGTTCTAGCGTTTTCGCTAACGGTGGAGTACCTGAGCTTTACGGTATCGGGCTTATGGAGCTTCATGAGCTTGGCCCGAATCGCAAGTTCTGCCGCTTGTTTAAGCAGTTTGCTGCTTCCTCTTCCGTATCGCTGCCAACATTCAATGATGGCGACGATTTGGTTATCGGTCTTGATCGTTCACGCGAATCCTTGATTCGTGCGGTTGCTACCGACGCCGAAAGTGGTTCTGAGTTCTCGCTCTCTGCTGATGATCAGTATAGCGTTCGTCAACAAAAGATCGGTTACTATGGTTCTCTCGAAGAGGGCCGTATGGTTATCGACAATCGGGTTCTTACCGGTATTGTTATCGACAACTCTTAAATCTGAAATCAGATTAAATCTTAAAGACCCGCCCAGTAATGGGCGGGTTTTTTTGTTCTCGAACAGTTGATTTTTGTGTATTTGGAGTTATAATATAGTATCATTAATCAACTATTATTATGTCATCTAAAAAAACATCATCAAAAAAAACAAAGGCTACTAAAAAGAAAG